AGCTCACGGTGCAAATCAATTGCAGCGCCAGGCGCTCAAACTCCAACAAGTCCGTGGTGTATGCCTTCATCAAGCAAAGCGGGACCACCAATCCAGGTCAGGGAGTAACGCCCATCGTCTCCGGCTCTGACCTTGCCGCAGCCACGGCGCAATGCGTGTTGTCGGTAGTGGCAGGGTCGTCGGTCGAGTGCGGCATACGGCTCAACTCCAGTGCCGTCGCCGGTAGCCTGGTCACCGCTGAAGACGTCGAGTGCACCGTGCAAATCAAGAACCGATGAGCAGCGCATACACGTTCAGCTTCTACCGCCTGACGGACGGCCGCTTCACCGGCGAAAAGGTCACCTGCCTGCAGCACAGGGTGCAACAGGCGGTACCGCCCGCCTGCGGCTTTCTGCTGGGCGACTTTGACCACCGCACGCAACGCGTGGACCCAGACACCGGCGCAGTCCTGTCGATCGACACCAGCGAAGCCGTGCAGGCCGAAGAGCGCCAGGCGCACCGCCGCTCCATCGTCGACGAGATCGAGGCGACCGAGCTCAAGCTCGTGCGTCCGATGCGCGAGCTGCTGCAGGCCCAGCTCGCCGGCGAAGAAGCGTCGGCCGAGACGCTCGAGCACTGGCAGGCTGCCAACGAACGCATCGCCGAGTTGCAGCTCGCGCTGCGCGAGATCGACGCGGACACTCAATAGGGTCTGTGTGCACGCGCGTGCATTGCACGCTCGCGCGTTTTCGCATTTCACCCCTACAAATGCGAATCCCGGCTGACCACACTGCCGGGCATGCCACGCACCGCTCAAGAAATGCTCGACCTCTACATCGAGGCCGAGGTTGCCGTTCTCGCCGGCAAATCGGTGCGCTTCAACGATGGCCAAACCGAACGCTGGGTCACCACCGAAGACCTGCAGTGGATCCAGAAGGGCCGGGAGCAATGGCAGGCCAAGGTCAACGCGTCCTCCATGCGAGCAAGCAACGCGCGCACGTTCGGCGGCCTGAGCTACTCCACCGCACGCCTGGACGGCAAGTGACCGCATGGCCACGCGCGCCGAGCTCAATTTCATCGACCGAGCGGTCGCGGCCATCTTCCCCGATCGCGGCGTTGCACGTTTGCGCGCACGCATGGTGCTGGCCCAATACGAAGCAGCCAAGCCCAGCAAGCAGCGCAAATGGCGCAACACCAGCGGCGCGCCTGACCACCTGGTGGGCGTCTCTGCCGGCGCCTTGCGCAACCAGGTGCGCTACCTCGAGCGCAACCACGACATCGCGCGCGGCGCGATCAGCACGCTTGTCAACAACACCATCGGTCCGCAGGGCATCGGTGTGGAGTTTCAGCCGCGTCGCAAAGACGGCAGCATCCACGACGCCTACGCCCAAGAGCTGACCGAGGCCTTCAAGGACTGGTCGCGCCGGCCCGAGGTCACGTGGCAGCACGCCTGGCCTGGCGCCCAGCGCATGATGGGCCGCACGTGGTTCCGCGACGGCGAGGCATTCGGCCAGCATCTCATGGGCAACATCGCGGGGCTCGACCACGGCACGCGTGTGCCGTACAGCCTGGAGATGCTCGAGCCGGACCTGGTGCCACTCGACCATGACGACGAGACCAGGCGCATCCGCCAGGGCATCGAGCGCAACGCGTGGGGCCGCCCCATAGCCTACTGGCTCTATAAGGGCCACCCCGAGGACATTGGCAACCTGCGCGGCACGCTCAATCGAGACCTGAAGCGCGTGCCGGCGGATCGCATGTTGCACATCGCGCACCGCGATCGCATCGCGCAGCTGCGCGGCGTCAGTGCCTTCGCCAGCGTCATCACCCGCCTCGAGGACATCAAAGACTACGAGGAAAGCGAGCGTGTGGCCGCCAAGGTGGCCGCCATGCTCACCGGCTACGTCAAGCGCGACGGCGGCGCCGAAGGCTTCGACCCCACCGGCCTTGAGACCGACGCGGACGGCAGGCTTGTGCCGCGCGAGCTGAGCATGAGCCCGGGCATGATCATCGACAGCCTGGCGGTCGGCGAAGAAATCGGCCTCATCAACCCCAGCCGGCCCAACCCCAACGTCGTCACGTTTCGCGGCGGCCAACTGCGTGCCATGGCCTGCGGCCTCGGGGCCAGCTACTCGAGCATCGCGCGCGACTACAACGGCACGTATTCCGCCCAACGGCAAGAGCTGGTCGAGCAGTGGGTGAACTACGCCGTGCTCACTGACCTGTTCGCCAGCGGCGTGGTGTGCCCCGTCATCGAAAACTTCGTCATCGCGGCCGACCTCTCCGGCGTGGTGCCCAAGCCGCGTGACCTGAAGCCCTTCACCGAAGACGACGTGCTCTACGTCGCACCGAGCATGCCCTGGATCGATCCCCTCAAGGAGATCAACGCCTGGCTGCTGGCGGTGCAGGCCGGCTTCGCGAGCGAGTACGAGGTGCTGCGCAAGCGCGGCACCAACCCGCACGACCTGCTAGCGCAGGCAGCCGAGTGGCGCAGAAAAACCGCCGACGCCGGCCTGGTGTTCAGCAGCAATGCGGCCAACACCATGCCGTCGGCAGCCGCCGCGCAGGACGAGGACGAGACCCCACCGAGGAAGGAAGAGAAGTGAAGCCCCTTCGCCATTGCTTGCTTGCGATCGCGTCGCTGCTGCTCGCCGCGGTAATGCCGTTCATGGCCCACGCAGCGGGCACCGAGCCCCTGCGCAAGGTCACGGGCAGCATCACCACGCGCAACCTTGTGCCGTCCGGAGCGTGCACGCCTGGCGGCTGCGTGGAGGCCGATGTCTCCACCGCGGGCGCAGCGCGCATCCAGGTGGAGAACACGTGGGCGGCAACCGGCGGCCTGGTCGTGCAGTACACGCTCAACGGCGTTAACTGGTACACCGCAGCACCTACACCGCTTGTGCCGTTGGTTGCGGAAGACACCGCCGTCGCAGCCATCGCCTCGGCCAGCACCGGAATCTGGCGGGTGGACGTGGCGGGTGCGGTGCGCATGCGCGTCACCGCGAAAGACGGTGCCGTGAGCGGCCAAGCCGACATCACCATCCAGCCTGTCGAGCAATCGCTGGGCGGCACCGCCACCATCACCGGCGGCGGTGGTGCCGGCGACGCGAGCGCAGCCAACCAGGTCACGGGCAATGCGTCGCTCGCATCGATCGACGGCAAGACCCCGGCGTTGGGCACGCAGTCCATCGCCAACAGCCGTTCCGTGACGCCTGCAACGTCGGCCACCTGGGCGGCCACACAGTCCGGCAACTGGTCCACCCGGCTGCAAGACGGGAGCGGCAACGCGTCCACGAGCCGGGCTGCCGGCTCGGCACGGCCGATCGACATGGCCATCGTCGACGCGTCGGGGAATCAGATCACGAGCTTCGGCGGCAACGTCGCCGGCACCACGGCGCACGACGGATCGGCAAGCGCCGTGAACCCTGTGCTCACTGGCTGTTATGCGTCGGCGGCAGCACCGACGAACGTGTCTGCTGACACCGACGCTGTGCGCGTGTGGTGCTTGCGCAGCGGTGCCATGGTCTTCCAACAAACCTTCGCCGGCACGCTGTCCAGCGCGGGCTCGGGCGCTGTCGACGCTGGCACAGCGCGCACCACTCAGGCGAGCGACAGCCCGCTCGTGCTCGCGCTTGGAGCTGCAGCCGATTCGGTGTGTCCGACCGATACCGGCACTTGCAATGCGCTGCAGGTGCTCAAGCGCATTGCGCAGCAGATCAGCGCGAATCCCACAGCGGCCGGCAGCGTTTCCGCCGGCACGGCAGGCACGAACTCGCTGCTCGGCGGCTGTGTCTACAGCTCGACGCCTCCCACGCTCACCAACGGCCAGCAAGTTGCCGTCCAGTGCAGCGCAGCCGGCCGTGCGCTGGTGGACATCCAGACCACTGCAATCGCGGCGCACGGCCATGGCGCAACCGGCTCCGCGGTACCGGCGAACGCCACGCTTGCCGGTGGTCGCTCGGGCGCCAACATGGTGGCCATCCCGGTGCCCGACACCACGGTGGCCGTCGAGCTCACCTCGGCCACCACCACGCAGATGGTGGCGCTGGCGTCGAGCCAGAAGATCTACGTCGGCAGCTTCTCGCTCATCAGCAGCGGCGCGGCCAACGTGAAATGGGTCTACGGGACGGGCTCTAACTGCGGCACCGGTACCACGGACCTGACCAAGAGCTGGCCGCTCGCGGCGAATGTTGGCCTTGCGATGGGCGGTGGCATCGGTGCCGTGCTCATCGTGCCAGCGAGCCAGGCGCTGTGCCTTGTCAGCGACGCCGCCGTGAACGTCCGCGGCCACGCCACCTACACCCAGTACTGAACATGAAGCGCATCACAGCCCACCTGCTGCCGCTGCTGCTGGCATTTGCCTCGACGATCGCGCCTGCGCAGCTCACGCAGACTGGCGCCGGCAAGGTGCCTTCCGCTGGTGGTGGAGGTGGCGGCTCAGTCACCTATGACGTGTCGGTCGACGCCGGCTCTGAAGACTCCACCACCCTGAATTCGGGTGACTTCACCATTGCTGCGACCAGCAATCGGTTCGCGCTTGCCGCGATGGCGTCGCGTGACTTCGGCACGCTGGCTACGCATTCGAGCATGGCGCTCGAAGGCAC